GGCGTTAGGGATGGCGTACAGCGAGTTGTTGACGCTGGCCGTGCTGCCGTCCGCAAACTGAACCGCCTTCGTTGCCCCCTTGCTCCACGCACCGGTGAAGCTGCCCTTGCGGATGTCCTCCGCGCCGCCCTCCATATTGACGAAGTACCACGCGGTGCCTTCCTTTGCGATGGCACACACCTGCGGCTGAGCCGTGTTGAACGGGGCCACGTCGTAGAGTTGATTGAAGGCCGCCACCGTGTTCGGCGTCGTCGTCTGGTTCTGAAACGTCAGCACTTGCTGGGTGCCGGTGGCCCACGCGGCCGTGAACGTCGCCATGCGAAACGGCTTTGGAGCGCTAGCCTGCTGGATCGCATCGAACGACAAGGCCCGCCCGCGCGTCGGCGTCAGTTCCACCTGACGCACAACGTTCGCAATCCGCTCGGCGGATTCGCGAGTAAACTGTACGGCGTCGCGGTCGCTCGGCGTCATGATGGCGGCGTCCCGAAGAGCGTCTGAAAGTTGGCCTCGGGATTCACGCGGCGATTCAACACCGTCGCGTTTCCGGTCATGTTCAAGCCGCCGCTGCCGTTGAGCCCCACGGGATTCGGTGACGGAATCCACTCGGAGTTTTGAAAATCGAACACCGTCGCCCGCCGCTTCTGCCCGCCGTCGATGAAGTTGAAGCCCACGTCGGGCAGCAGCATGTTGTGGCCGCTCTGGCGGTAGGCCAGCGTTGCGGTCGCCTTCCAATACTTCACGACACTGCCGCCAAACTCCTCGTACTCGTAGGTCGTATCGATGCCCGCCACGCGGATCGTGTGGGCGTCGCAGCCGAAGTAGGTGGCGTCGTTCACGCTGTTATTTGCGGCGTACCACGACGACGGGAACGCGGCGAAATTCTTCGTGACCTTCATCAGCACCACGCTCTCGGTGGTCATCAAGCCGGGATAGAAGTCGAAGGCCGAGTTGGTCAGCGGGTAGGTCGTGCCGTTGCCGCTGCCGTCGAAATAACGCAGGGCCGGGAACTCGCCGCTACTGCCCTCAAAACTCCACACGGTGGGGCGCGAGGTCGGCGTCACGAACTCCTCGTCACGCACGACGCCGTATTCCAGCACTACCTCGACGTGATAGGGCGAACCCTCGAATCCTTCGTTGATCCAAAACTTCCGCAGCTTCCACGCCGCAAGCCGTGGGTGCGGCTCACCGAAAATCGCAGAGGACGCGATCACCCCCGTGGTCGTGTTAAAGACGGCGGCCAGGATTTCCAGTTCCGTGGCCGGGTCGTTTTGCAGCGTGCCGTCGGCGAGAACGCAGACGAAGCGACGCTTGACGATGGCGGGCCTGCCGACCTCACGCTCGAACGTCTGCGCCAGTTCTTTGGTCGAAACAACGCTCATGGTCACCCCATTCTCGCCGCGCCGACAATCGCTACCGGCTGGTTGAAGTAGTTGGCCGAGGCCCCCGTGATGCCCGCCGCGATAGAGTTCAGCAACCGCGTCTGGAGCCGGGCCTCGATCAGTGCGGGGTCTTGGGCCTGGGCGGCAACGTCCTGCACGAGCGCTTGCCCCTCGGCGGTGCGAATGTCAGCGACGTTGACGGTGGCGTTTGTCGGCCGCGTCAGTGCCTCCATCCGGCGGGCCTGCTCCTCGGCGACGCGGGCGCTCTGGGCCAAGGCGGCGTTGGCCCCGGCGTAGGCGTTCTGGAAGCCTTGCAGGAAGGCGTCGTTCTGGCGGGCGACGAGCGATTGGAACTGCTGGGCGGCGGTGTTGCCCTGCTGCAACTGCTGGGCCTGCTGGCGGTTGGCCTGCTGGCGGCCGTTGGCGATCTTCTTCTCCTCAACCAGCGTCTTTTTCAGAAGCGTCAGTTCGGCTTGGCGAGCGCGGGCCGCACCTAAATCCTTGCCCTCCCGAGCGGCGGCCACCGCCTTTTCCTGCGTGGCGATGCGCTCTTGCAACGCCGCGACGTTTTCGAGCGACTGCTGCTTTCGCTTTGCGATCTCCTCCTGTTGTGCAATTTCCTGCTTTGTGCGCTCGTCAAGTTGAGCCTTCAGGAACTGCTCCACCCGAACATTTGCGGCCTGCTTCGTCTCGGCAACGAGCCTCTGGTTCTCCTGCTCTCGCTTTAGGGCTTCCTCAAAAAACCCCTGCAGGCGAGCCAACTGCTGGTCGTACTCGGCCTTGTTCAGAAACCCGGCGCGAGCACGCTCTTGCAACGCGGCAACGCCGGTCGCTAGGGCCGAGGCGGCCGAAAGACCTGTCCTGCCAAAATCGCTCGCTTTGACTCGGGCGGATTCAATCGCCTTCTCTGTCTCTTTGAATTGCTTGGCGAAGCCATCAGAGAAACCCTGCTTTGCGGCCTGCTGAGTCTCTTTGAGTTTTGCTTCAATCTGGTCAAGGCTGGCAAGGCTCGCGGCGGCGGCGGCTGCTTCCTTCTGCGCCAACTGCCTTGCGGATTCCGTTTGCGCACTGACAGCGGCCGAGCGTGCGGCGGCAAGTTGTTCCTGCACTCGCGACTGCTCGCGGTAAACAGCGTCAAGGTCGCTCTGCACCTTGTCTGCTTCTTCGCTCGGTTTCAACAGTTCCTTGATTCGCTTCTGGTCTTCTTCGGCTTGTTTGGCCGTCGCTTCGATTGCCTCTCGCCGCGTGGCAAGTTCCTTGTCGAGTTCGGCATTCAGGTTCGCCATGAACCCGTTCATGATCTTGATTTGATCGGCCGTCAGCCCGCCTTCCTCGGTCATCTTCTGGAAGGTGTCGAGCGTTTGCGTGGATTGACGCAAGAACTCCGAGCCGCCGTCGGTCGCAGTAGCGAGAAACTTCTGGAGCCGCTCCTCGGTCGTATCAAGGTTCGTGGCCACCTTGATCTCTGGGGCCTGGCTCGCCTGCACCTGCTCGCGGAACGACTGGACGTAGGCCGTGGCGGCACCCTGCCCACGCGCGGCCGCTGAGGTCTCGCCCTCGCCAAGGCCCACGGCGTTCAGTCCGGCCTGAAACGAGTTGGCCCCGGCTTCGAGGAACTCTTTCTGGTTCTGGGCCATTGCGGCCGACGCCTCGTTTGCGAGGTCGGCCCCAACCTGAGCGAGATCGTCAGACACCCACGCGCCGACCTCTTCGAGCAGCTTGCCGATGGCCAGCATGATGCCATTGCCGACCGTCTCAAAAAGGTTGAACACCATCCGCAGGGCTTCAGTGACGGACGTGAAGGCGTTGGCCACGAACTGGAAAACGGCGCTGGCCTCGTCAATCGACGCCGTGAATCCGCTGAAGTTGCCCACGAACTGGTCGAACACGCCCGCGAAGATCTCGGCCCCACGCAAGAGCACGTCCGTGATCGCGTTGGCGATCCCCGTGCCGCCTTCGCCCTGAGCCCCGCTCCACTCCTCCACGAAACGCAGGAACTGGTTTGTTACGTCCGTTACGGCTGGGGCGAGGTTGCCGACCACCTGCCCGATGATGCCGTTGATTGTGGCACTCACCAAGTCGAAGGCGTCGTTCATATCCGCCACGTTGTTGATCTGCGTCTCGCTGACGATGATGCCCAGCCGCTCGGCACGCTCTCGCAGTTCCTCGATGCTGGCCGCCCCTTCTCGGAACAGCGGGGCCAGGGCCGCCCCCTGCTTGCCGAACACCTGCACCGCCACCGCCGCCCGCTCGGCCACCGTTGGCAACTGGGCAATGGCATCCCCGATCACGGAGAACTGCTGCTCAGGGGCCAGCATCCGCAACTCGGCCACGCTCAGGTTGATTCCACGGAGCGCCTTGTCCATCGCATCGCCAGGCGTCGCCTTGCCGATGTTCACGGCCAACTTCTGGACCGCCACGCCGAAGGCTTCCGTGTCCACGCCCGCCATCTTCGCGGCAAGGGCATAGCCTTGGAGCGATTCCACGCCGATGCCCGTGCGGGCCGAAAGATCATTCAGCGAGTCGAGCGAGGAACTGACGTTCCCGGCGAGCGTCAGCACGTTCTGGGCTGCGCTCGTAAACGCACTGCCGAGAGCTTGGAACGTGTCCACCAGCACGCGGCCGATCTCAATCGTGCTCAGGGTGCTCACGCCCTTGGTGAGCTTGTCGAGTTGCTGGGTGGTCTTGTCGGCCTCGCCGGTGAACCGTTGCAGACTTTTCTGGTTCTGATCGACAATCTTCTGAAGCAGTTGCAGTGCCTTGTCGGCGTCGGACAGCCCCTTGGTCATGCCAGAGGCGTTCGCCGTCATCTGCATGCCAACGCCGATTACTGTCGCCATTGCTCACCCGCTGTTGAATAACTGCTGCAACTGCTTGATCTGATCCACCATCTGCTGCTGATGCTGCGGCGGTTTTTCGATTGGCACGAAGTCTTCCGCACGCGGTGCCTTGCCCTTGGCGGAATACGGGGCGAGCACCGCGCTCGCCAGCAAACCCGTCTCCCGCCACGAATCCGGCAACGCCTCGAAATACCTTGTGTAAGCCAACCACTCCGCGAACTCGACGGCCGACATGCGCCGTTCGAGCTCGCCCACCGTCATCTTCAAATGCCCCGCCAAACGAAACAGAAACCTGCGCGTCGGGCGGATGCTTAGTTTTTTGCCAGTTCCTCCACGTCCTTATCCGTGATCGCGTTGTGTGCGGCAGCCTTGTCGAACAACCGGCTCACCACCTTCGCGCTCTTCGCCGCCAGCTTCTCGATCTGCTCATCGCTGAACAGCCGCTGGCCAGCCTGGTCGCACAGGCAGCGGGCCAAGAACTTGGCGCGGAAGTTGTCCACGCCAACTTCCTTTTTGCCCACCCATTCCTTCTGGTAGGCGTCGAGCTCGCCCACGGTCATCACGCGGATGTAGACCTCTCCGCCCCACTCCTTCACGTTCACCTTGAGAAGGCCAAGGTCGTCCGCTGCTAGGATCTGTTCTGCCGTCAGTGCCATGCGTGTGTCCTCATTCAGGCGTGATCTTGAACGACAACGCATAACGTGCGATGTCGTTTACCTTGCCTGAGAGTTGCACTCGCTCGCAGACGGCCTTCGTGGAGAAGGTCAGCCCGCCACCGCCGATGGCGAGCGTCCCCTTCTTGCCGTAGTCGTGAGGCGAGAGTTTGTCGTCGCTCAGGCACGAAATATCTATAGTGCCTGCGTCAAACGTCCATGTACTGGCCCGCGCGAGCGGCAGGCCGCTGCCGCCCGCGTTCACCTTGATCTCGACGAGCTCGCCGATGGGCATGCCCAGCCACGAAGCCGTGACGCCCGCGCACTCGTTTGCCATGACGGGCCTCCGTCAGGCTTAGTAGCGGGCAACCCGGAAGGTGACCTGGCCCCGCACCGCGTCGTTCGTCGCAAACGTCAGCGTGGACGAAGCCACGGTCGCGGCGGCGCTGATCGCCGCTGAACCGCCGACCGTCAGCACCAGCGTGCCGGTCGAAGCGTCCTTGATGATGTTCGTGCCGAGGTAATCGACCACGACCTCGCGGCCGGTGTCGGTCGCCGAGCCCTGGAGCGGGCGCTGGATGGTGCGGACGCTGTTGCCGGTGGTCAGGCCGAGGTGCGACACGTCAATGGTGTCGTCGGCGGCCGGGTCCGTGTTGCTGACGACGATGTTCGTGACGGTATAGCCGACACCAGCGAACGAGAACGTGGTGCCCGATCCATCATGCGGCGTTGCGGACATCTGCTAAGTCTCCTGCCAGAGGACGTTGAAGGTCTGAGTTACTTGGTACACCGGCGGAAGGTCGCCGCCTGCCAGCTGCACGAAGTCGTCGGATTCCTGCTCCAGCGACACATGCTTCACTTCCGTATTGTTCAAAGTCCCCCCGTAGCCATCCAGAACCAGACGCACGCGGTCAGCGAGTTCCCGCACGTCCTCGTAGGTGGTGGCGAAAGACTGCATTTCCACGCTTACGTTCGGCACGCCCATCGGCCCGGCCAGCGTGTGCTCCCGGCTGATGCCCGAGCGCCGCCATATGATGAACGGCAGGGCCGCCGACTTCGGGGCCAGGAGCGGGAAGACGCGACTGCCCACGATGGACGACGTGACGGTGTTCGTCACGAGAACGCTGCGGAGAACGGCTTCGGGGGATTTCATGTGATGAGCCCTCTTGCTACGCGGCCCTTGACCTCGTTTAGTGCCTTCTCAAGCCTGGTGGCCAGCTCCTGCTGGAGCAGGCTTCGCATCGCTGGCTGAGCCTGGTTGAAGGCTGTCTTCACCGGCGGCACGCCTGTGCGTCCACCGACCGGCATCTTTCCGAGCTTCACGACCTCGCCCTTCTTGGCGGTCTTGAAAAACGCCTTGGGAGGCTTCGGCTTGGTAATGAGTTTTCCAGCGTTCTTGCCGCGCTTCGGGTTCAGGATCGTGAAACCGCCCGAAACGTAATTGCTGTTGTTCAGGCTGCTCGACTTCCAACTCGACGCGAAACGCCCCTTCGTCTTTCGCTCTTTGGTGCCGAACTCCAGAAAGCCCTGGTGGTAGCCCTTACTCCCACCGCCAATCTCGTAGCCGACGAGGCCCACGGCGTTGCCGTTTTTGGCGTACACCTTGATCTTGGTCTTGATGCTTTTGCGCAGGTTGCCGGTCGGCCCCTTCGGCGTGTTTTTCCGCAGGGCTGCCTGCCCAGGTGCCATCGCCTTACGAAGGGCGGCCCCGAGGTGCTTGGCGGCGATGTTCTTCGGGAGCGTCTTGAACTGCTCGCGGAGTTCCGTGAGTTCGGGAAACTCCATGCCGAGCTCAAGGGCACCGCTGGCCTGTGCCATTTACTGCTGCTCCTGGCAAATGGCCTCGTGCTCGCTGCGGTTGCCGTGCTCGAGCAGGCTGACGATCTCCAGCGTGCGGCCACGCCATGCGAACCGCATCTGCTGGGTGAGGCCCGGCAGATACCGCAGCCGCAGGCGGTGAGTGACGCTCGTTTCCTGCTGCCCGGCAATCAACGCCTCGCGAGCACTCACGCCCTCCACGCTCGCCCACACCGCCGAGGAGTCGCTCCACGCCAGCACCGTCTCGCCCAGGGCATTCGTCGTGCCGCTGGCGATCTGCACGGTAACGCGCTCGCGGAGCTTGCCGGGGTCGATCATCGGTAAGAGCCCCATCGTTGCGAGTCGAGGAGCGACTTCACGCCGAACGGGATTTCGTCGCCGCTCATGGAGTCGGCCGCCATGCGACGCTCGAACCAAAGGCCCACGAGCATCAAGATCGCGTGGCGGATCGCGGCGGGCACGTCGGTGCCGCTGGAGCCGTAGCCGCCCCACCACGTCACGCTGATCGCGTTGTCGTCTTGCAGGTGCGGGGGCCACGTCTGGCCGTACAACGCCTTCACGGCCCCCGGCGTGCTGTGCCGATCTACGCGGTAACTGGCCGACGAGTAGGTGGCAGTCTCGCCCGTCTGGAAGGTGAACGTCAGGGCGACGGCCGTGGCTGTGCCAGCGGTCGCCATTGGCGGGCGGGGGAGCTCGATGTCGTGCGTTCCGTCCGGTGGGAATCGGTCGAACCTCATCACCCACTGCGTGTAGACGAGCGTGCGGTCGAGGTACTGCTCGCACCACTCGCGGGCCGCCGTGATGAGCGAGGCCACATAGGCGTCGTCTGCGTTGCCGTCGATGCGGCAATGGGCCTTCGCC